CATACCATATATTGAGTTGCCCCTGAAATAGGGGCTTATGAGAGATTGTAATATAAAATGTCAGTGGATTATGGGTGATTCTGACTGACAAAACAGCTGACAGTTTTCGTGACTATGTAAGGTTTTTTAAATGTGGTCATATTAAGCTATTGCTCTATGTTGATTTTTTTATATATATGATCACTTTGGGGATCTTTTACAATTACATATAAGACATTAGCATTGATTTTTACTCGCATTCCTGATTCAGGAAAATATTTACCATAGTTTGATGCTTTGTTTATTTTAAAGACAATGTCCAATTCTAATTTTCTTGGGTTCATTTTGTCAAAAATTCTTGCATCTGATTTCTTGAACCTAAGCGAAAATCTTTCTACTTCTGCTCTTGATTTTTGTCGTATATTGTCAAAAGTGACAAAACTTCCGTATTCATTGATTTTCAAGGTTTTTTGTTTATTATTGTTATTTTCGGGTGTTTTATTATTAAACATTTTTCGTGCTTTTTCGATTTGCATACTACCTGGCATATAAAATCGAAAAATTTCTTTATTGAAGTCATATCTATCATAATTAGCTAAAACTTTTATCTGATATGTTTTTGTCAGATCAAAACTTGGTATATTATTTATTTCTTTTTGAAATTTCTTCTGAGCCTCTCCCTGTAGGTCCATTTTTAGGAAGTCGTCTTTTCCCCCATATAAAATGTTATCAAGTTTTTGTGGGTCACCTTTGTAATAAAATTTAACAAGTGCATTTTTTTCATAATCACTAAATTTGTGTTTTTTTATTATATCTGAAGCTAATCTTTCCATAAGATCGCCTTGTGCTATGTTTGTGATTTCTGCAAATAATAATGAAGATACTACTATAAGAAGGTAAGCTATTCTTTTCATCATTGTTAACCTTTTTTTAGAAAAATTATAGCAGGTAGTTTATATAAAATATATGAACATATAACATTTATTGTTATATCAATAAGTGTAATTATATAAATATTGTGACAAGAGGACGTGCCATACTATATAGTTTATGACCACTCTGCTCCCGATAGAAACAACTTTGCGCGAGATATTTTAGCCTTTGCCATTCTAACCCCACGACGGGTTATTTTTTTGTACATAGTTTCTCATCATCCGTCGTATCACCTTAGAGGCATCATCATCATTTTCTTTGCATGCTGCTACAAACGCATCTTTTAGTTTTTTTTCGACTCGAATATTGAAGCTAATTTTATTTTTTGTTTCTGATTTTTTTATTGACATTTCATGTCCTCCAGTTCTGCTTCATACATATATAGTTTTCTCTTGCGGTCACTATCAGTTACATATTCATCACTCCCAAGAAAATCTGAAAATTCATCAGTGATTTCTATATATCTATCTAAAATTTTTTTGCATAGCTGTTCTTTCTCTGCGATTATGTCGAATAGTGTATCATCCATTTTTCGTATATCTGTCCTGATTGCTATACTTAGTTCATTAATGTATTCATAGCTTAATTCATCCAGGTGATCTGTTAAGATCAGTGCACCCAAAAAATAATAGTCGTAATCCAGGAGTAGTCTTTCAGCTCCTCTTGTTTGAATTTTGCAAATTCTACGATCTCCTTCATAGTCAATAAACTTTGCATTTTTCATTCCTTTTGATTTTAGGTCTTCCAGAACCTCTTTGGTTATTTCTTGATTTGCTTTCATTTTGTTTTCCTTTATTTTTATTTTGTATATACATAGTATACACAAAAAATTTACATATGTCAAGGGTTTTGTGCAAATATTTTCCAAAAAAGATATAATTTCTATTGTATTTTCGTGACCACTTCGCTCCCGATACTAAATCTGCTACCACCAGGTTAATGACTTGGTTATTCTTCTCAGTCTTTCCATAATGATGTTTTGGTTTAATACGATCTGGTTTACTTCTGCCGTAGTCAGTTCTTCTGTTATAAATTCTTTTATGATGTTCTTCCATGATTCTCTGATCTCCAGTTTATCTACTTCATCGATCAGCTTTGTTCTGTTGGTTTTAGCCGCTTTTGCCGCGTACATCAAGCTTGCTACTGGTAGGGCTTTCCTTATGTTGTGTTTGTCTTTCATTTGCTTGATCTCTGAAATTAATGATTCTGGATCTTTTTTCCCGGTTGTCTTTATCTTGAAGTATGCCGTATTGATTGTGTCAATATCTACTTCCGTTTCTTGTACTTTCAGTTTTTCCAGCTTATCTATTGTTCCCGAGTTCAAAAATTCTGTGATATCCTCTTCCTCAAAATAGTTGTGCAGCATTGTGATGATTAGTCTGCCTTCTTTTTCCCAGTTCTCTACTGTTTTGGTCGTGTTGCCAAGCAATTTTGCTATCGTAGCTTTTTTCAATTTCATAATAATTTCCTTTCATCTTATTTAATTCTACCATAATATGCGAATTTATTTCAACTCTTTCGTATTATTTTCTAAATTTAATATATATTTAAGTTTACTTGTTATAGACTTAAAATGTAGAAAAAGTTTCGCATGCGAAACAATTTCAACAAAACTCAAAAAAAGGACCCACATGATCTACTCACTCACTGGCACGATCTACGAAGCCATTCCACAGAGTTACACGAACAAAGAGACCGGAGAGGTCAAAGAATCGGTAAAAGTGACTATAGAGCAGCGATATGTTGATGCTGATGGTCATCGTAAGCTTGGCGTTCAGGAAGTAACTTTCCCAAAAGAGGATGAAAAAGTTCTTCGCGAATCTCTTGACAAGTACATTACGGTTTCTTTTCAGCTTAAGACTTTCGGTGAAAAGTCATACATGGCGCGTGATAACTCAGTACCGTACCTGATCACTGATACGCATCCGTTCCAGGCTGCCGAGAAAAAACAAAAGGCTGCATAATGAAAGCAGAGGTGATTGAGGCAATATTCCGCTCTTCCGCCGTCTCCATGACGGTTTTGCTCCCTGATATTGTTGCGGACACACAGGACAATGGCCCATATATGAGGCTTGTTGCTGTAGATAGCCTCAATACCCTCTTTTCCTGCACTCACGTAGATAACGTTGTCATTGTTACCGTGGATGATCCCACACTTGTTCGTTATGTTGGTTTTAGTCAGCATACTTGCAGATATGAAGCTGATCTCTATACCACATTGGCTGCTCTCATGCGTAACATACAGGTAATAGATACGTTGCTTGATGGTGCTGCATAGCACTATTGACGAGCGTATCCGCTCAAAAACAAGGAAAGGAGAAAGATATGAAAAAGTTCATCGCAAGTCTTGCAGGTCTTGTTGGTATGTCTGTGGCTTCCATGGCTGCTGCTACACCACTTGATCTTACCACTCTGTCAACTCAGATTGATGATGCTGGCACTCAGGTCAACTCGTTTGCGCCTACAGTTATCGGTTTCGTATTGGTCATGGTGATCATCGGTGCTGTTATCAAGCTTACTCGTAAGGCTTAATTTCGGCTAACAACTTATGTTCTGCCTTGCGGCGGAGCATAAATGCTACAAAAAAGGAAATATTATGAGCAGCTTTTTGTTCGAATCTACAAATTTTGGTGTACTTTTCGTCTCTTTGATTTCTTTTTTTGTGGTATTGACAGTAGTTATTGCAGTAATTCATTTGTCCAGGGGTTCACGATGAAGAGGATCCTGATCTTTCTTGCCTTTTTTACTTTTCTTAATGCTGATTATTATTATGAAAAAGATGGCTTATGTGTTATCTCTCTTCATCAGCGTACTGGTGGTGGCTGGTGTTTCAATCGATCTGATGATGGATCGGAAATATGCCGCAGTAGGGCCAAGTATGGCAATTTTGTGAACGGGTTCTATTTGGATCCAGATGGTAATTGTGTTGTGATGCCTGTCCTGGAGGATTCTGGTTTGTCTTATGATAACTATACGTTGTTGATCGGTTTGACTGCCATTGTGTTCGGAGGCTCTATATTATTGGTAATTGTTTCGTTTGCAAGGAGATTTTAGTATGGAAATATATGCGTTTTCAAATGATTTGACGTTTAACTTTTTTATGTCGCTTTTTGCTCATTTTTATGTGGTATTTTTGGTTTTTGTGGCCATTTCTCGGTTGGTTAAAGAGGCGGTATGAGATCGGTAGTAAAGCTCGGGATTTATTTTCTGTTTTTCGGTTTATTCAGCGTAGCGCACGCAGGCATAATGGATCACTGCCCGCAGGGCTCTAACTGGGCTTCTGTTTCGTCCACCGCTGAACTGCCACAAAATTCATGTACAGGTACTGCTCCTACTCTTGATTCAGGTTATTATGGCACATCTTACTCTATTACATACTACACAGATTACTATATAGATGAATCAGTTACCTGTTATAACGATACTCATAGCTATGCTCGTGGTGTAGTGTATTATAATTGTGAAACTTCATCACGCCCTATTTCGGAGATTGACAACAAGTCATGGAACGATGACCTTGGTGATTTTGCCTGCGATGCCGGATATGTACCAGATCCTACTTTAGGTTCAGAAGAGTGTATTCTTGATGTTGGGGATAGTAATACTACTGGTGATAATAATTCTACTGGTGACAACAACTCTACTGGAACGGGAGATGGTTCTGGAACAGGAGATGGTTCTGGTTCTGGTTCTGGAACGGGAGATGGTTCTGGTTCTGGTGATACAAACAATACTGGTGGTACGATTGATACGTCCGGTATCGAGGGGAAACTTGATCTTTTGCATGCAGATCTTACTACTGGTTTTGCATCGACATCAGGTGATATTCAAATGGCCTCTACGTCTATTACGAATCATATAGATGAGTTGAAGAATGCTAATGTTCAGGGGTTTTCCGATGTGGTTGATGCTGTGAATGGTATCAATATTCAATCAGATAATTCTGGTGTTGTGGATGAGCTGAAAAAGACTAATGATTTTCTCCAGGGTGGCTCAACTGCGGATCTGCCAGATCTTGATTTTAGTTCGTTTGATCAGCACGAATCTGATATATCTGTATTTATGGATGATTTACTTTCCGTTCCAAACGATGTTAAGGCTTCCTATGATTCCCTTGTGGCTCAAATGGATGGTACTTATCAGCTTAATTTTCCTACTTCGGGTTCATGTTCTATGACGTTCAATGTTTTTGGAAAATCAAAATCAGCTGATTTATGTCAGTTTTCACCGACAATTCGTCCATATATTGTTTTTATGTTGACGGTTTTTTTCATGATCTTATTGATTCGTTTAAATATTCGTTTTGTTTTTGCGATCTTTGATGCCAAAGGAGGTATATAGTATGTTGCGTTTATTTTTCTCTTTACTTTTTGTTTTTTCATTATCAAATGCCGAAGATCTTCTTGATCTCAATAAGCTTTATATCAATGAATCTGCTCCAATGCTACAGGATATATCCATACGTCGTATGGCTGGTATTGTTTCAAAGAACGATGGTGTGAATATAATAGTCGGTCAGGATGTTAATTCTACGGTTTCATTTTATATGGATAAAAAAATTCCTAAACTCTTGCCTGCTTTTCGTAATGTCCTTAGCGAAAATGGATATAGTTTGCAGTTTAAGTCAGGTTTTTACTTTGTTCATCACAATCTTGCAGATGAATTCCGTGGTTATCATACCTATACTATGCGCGGTGATGTTTATCAATCGCTTAAGCCAATGTTGAAGGGTTTGAAGCATACATATCTGCCAAGTACCAATAAGATAGTTTTTGATGTTGATCCCGATCAGTATCAGGCTGTCCAGAATGTTTTATCTGTGGTGGATATACCTCGTGATGTATATAATTTTAAAATCACTATTTTTGACATCGATCTTGACAAATTGAATCAAACTGGTATTGATACCGCTGCATTGGGTCAAATTGTTACTGATAATTTTAACTACTTTGTCTCGATGGTCAATATGATCAATTTACAATCTGTACCGTATGCTTCTGGTGACAGTAAGCTTTCTTTGTATTCAGCTCTGAATTATTTGGATCAGCACTCTATTGCCAATATCAGAACATCTACTATAATCAATACGCTTGATGGAGTTGAATCAGTTATCAAAAATGTTCATCGTGTTCCATACCTCAAGTCTACTAATACGATTTCAGATGCTAAAACTCAGGACACTAATTCATACGATTATATGGATATTGGTTTGAGTTTAGGTCTTACTCCGCACTATTTAACGCAGCGACGGGTTACTTTGGGGTTTTCGCTTAATTATTCACTTCCCGTAGGTACTGCTACTTCGGAACTTTTGCCTAAGCTTTCTGAGAAATCATTCAACAACGTGATTCGTTTGAACAAGGGCCAGTCTATCATGGTAGGCGGTTTTAGAACAGTTAGTCAAACTGGAGATCAAAGTAAGATTCCTGTTCTGGGTGATCTGCCTGTTTTGGGTAATTTATTCAAGACTTCCAGTAATAATAATAATAGAAGAGCTACATATATTATTATAGAGTATCTGCCCGGTACACTTTCTGGTTCTTACGCTCGACGTTCTTATAAAAAAATGTCTAAAAAATTCAACAATACTATGAGCATGTTTTAGGAGTTCTGATGCCTTTTTTAATTTCTGCAATAGGTTTTATTATAGAGTGGTTGGTTAAGAAGATTGCTCCGCGTCTTTTTAGTCTTAAGAATTTTTTTGCCGGTTTGATTTATGCTGCTCGAATTGCATATCTTGCGGCTGCTGCTGCATTTATTGGCTATGGATTTAATGCGCTACTTAGCATATATACTCAACTTCACGATCTGTTTGATTACTCTACATCTTCATCTACGGTTGTTATAGGGTCTGACGGTATCAATGATTTTAACGCTATTGTCTGGTCGATGCTTGATTCGTATGGTATTTTACAGGTTGCAGATATTTATTTGCCTCTCGTTTTTTCCAATATAGTGCTTTATCTTACTTATTTTGCATACCGCATGTTCCTATCTATCTGGGATAAGTCTGTTCAGGCAGCTACTGAAATGTCCAGAAAAGGTGGAATACTATGATCTATTATGTAGTTGGGAAGCCCAGATCTGGTAAGACCTACTGGGCTGTCAATATGATCAATAATCTGGTTAAGTCCAAAAGCGATGATTTTGATCAGATATATACTAATATTGGTGGCTTCAAATATGATCAGTTCGAAAATGTAAAAAAACTTGATTATGAATGGTTTTTTGATACATGGGTTAGGGATCTTCATGACTACTTCAAAAAAGCCAAAAGAGAACATGATGATTATGATCATCATATTGTGGAAAAGGTAAGGCAGGACGGTTTTTATCGTTCTATTTTTTTTTGCGATGAGGCTCAAGAGTACCTATCGCGTGATCTCGCACATATTCGTTGGTTGTTCTCTTATCAAGGGCATCTTGGTTTTAATTTCTATTTTATTACCCAGGCACTTGGTCTTATCAAGCCTAAGTACAAGTATACGATAGAGTATGTAGTTTCACCTGTCGCCTCTTCGTTCAAACTTTCTAACAAGTATTCCAAATACAACTATTACGCAACAACACGTATGTTACGTTCTGATAAGTATATGTCTGAGCGTTTGTTTTTCCGGAAAGAGATTTTTGATCTCTATAAATCTGGTGATAAGATCAAGCATAAGTCTTTCTTGATCCCTAAGCTGATCATGCTTGCATTTTTGTTTGGTGGTCTGTTTGCATATTACAAATTTTCTATGAGTGCTTTTGCTGGGGATCCTGTAAAAGTAAAATCTGATAATCCAGATGCCTCAAAATATCAGTATTCCTCTGCTAAAAAAAATGATCATGCTGTTCCTCCTGCACGTAAAGTTCATAAAATGTCAGATGCTGGTGATCAGTTGTTGCGTATCAGGTGTTATGATTCAATTTGCAGCAGTAAACATTTTCAGGACATACCTTATCCTGTTCTTCGTAAATTCTTTGCTGCTGACTTTACTGTTGTGAACTCTGTTCAGAATATGTATAGTATTGATATATATGTAACTGTTTCATCTCGTACACTTGATATGTTTGTAGATTTTGTGGCTGCCAAACCTACTAAAGACAAGAAAGATATGCTCAGTCTACATTGATAATAGCGGCTTAGCCGCTTGAACACTACAACTTTTTCTGCGCTACTGCGCGGAAAAAGGATGGAGTGTCTTGGCTATCTAATACAAAGTTGTGGACATATTATTTTATTAGAAAATATTTACACAAAACCCTTGATTTTCATTGGATTTTTTGTCAAACTTTACCTAACAATATATCAGGAGCTTATCGTGAAAACCAAAAATCTGCAATATGGTTTAACTCGTCGTGGGGTTAGAATGGCTAAGGCTAAAATATCTCGGGCCAAACTGTTTCTCAACTCTCACTATCTTGTTTCAAAGGCTGGAGACAAGATTCCGTTGATTGACTGTTACAAATCACCTACAATTAATGCTGATCGTTATGTCGCCGAGATACAGCATCGAGTATACAGTATGGTTGAGTATGCTCAAGATCGTGGACTTGAGACTATCTTCCTCACGCTCACCCTCCCAAGCGCATACCACAAAATGAAAACGATCAACGGCAAATTGGTGTATAATCCAAAATATGCAGATGGTACGGACAACTATGATGACTATACTCCAAAGGCTGGCAGTAAATACCTAACAAAAATGCTGGCCAAGATTAGACAGGATCGTTCGTACAAAGAGATTGATCCGGATGATAGATGTTCCTTCCGGGTTATGGAACCGCACAAAAATGGCACCCCTCATGTTCACGTAGCGATGTTTGTTCCCAGATATGCAGTTGCCAGGCTGATTGATGCAATATTCCGTCTATTTCCATTTCCTCAGTCTGATATTTCAAGCACCTATATACCTGATGAATGGCAAGAATCGTTTGTCTGGGAAAAGGGAAAGAAGAAGCAGGTGTTCAAAAAAAATGACGGCACGAAAAACTTCATCCGTGTCCAGGTGCAGGATTCCTATTCGTACATGTTGAAATATATCTACAAAACGCTTGACGATCTCCGTGGAGATGGTAAGATATCGGAGTTGAGCTATTGGTACATCAGTAATGGTATTACTCGCTTCTACACTTCTCGGACTTTGGTGTCACTTTCGATCTATCGTCCACTTAATGGTAGGTTTACTATGCTTGAGTTGACGAAACTGTACCGTGACAAACAGCTCCAGGTATTCCTCAACGAGAGTACCAAGAAGCCCGAATTGATGATTTTGGGATCAGATATCATCTATGATAGACAAAAATATGTATTGGAGGAGAAAGAAATGAGTTATGATGAAGTTCAAAAGGTATCTACTGTTGACGATGATGATCTGTCTGGAAAATCTTTCATCCTCGAAGATCATCCCGATTTCGATGTAGAGGCCTATGAAGAGGCGTTGAGACGGGAACGTGAAAAGGATCCTCAGGATTATGGTGATGATTTTAATCCGTGGCAAATTGTTGAAGAGAATGATGAAGAGGATCTTCTTGATTTTGCAGATGATATATTTATGTCAATGTTTGAAAATGACCAGGATCCGGAGTTGCTATTCTAATGTATCGAAAAACGCGTGACATGGCTAAACTCATAGGATATTCTCCTGATTACCTGTTGCGTAATCGTGGTGTTCATTTTTTTGAGGGTGTTCATTATTTTACGAAAACTAAGAGAATTGACTGGAAAGTCTCCAGGATGGTTGAGTGGGTGGAAAATCAGTCTGTTACAGTATCTCCACAAGCCCAGAACATACTGGATATGGTATCATAGTATGCCCATGATCCATTGGAAAGGATTGTAAAGTGGTAAAAATGTTTTGTCGCAATAATGGTAAGTTGTATTTGGAGTACGAGGCTTACGGACGGACTGTTCAAAAGAGTACACGTTTGCCCGATACTCCATTGAATAGATCGATGATACAAAAAGAGGTGATCCCAGCGCTGCAGGCCAAGATCTTACGTGGTGATTTTTCTGTGGATGTGCCTAAGAAGTTTTCTCATTATAGTGAAATATTTCTAAGGTCCAAAATACATAATAAAACATATAAGCGAATAACGATGCACGTTGAGCAGATTAATGTTTATTTTGGTGATATCAGGATCGACAAGATAAAGAGGTCTGACATTAAGAACTGGGTTCAGGATATGCTGGAAACGAGATCCCCTAAAACTGTACGTAATTATATGGCCAGTCTGGTTGGTGTGATCGATGTTGCTATTGATCATGAAGTGATCCACAATAATGTAGCGCGTAACATCAAGCTGCCAGAACATGATGTTGAGGAGATTGAGCCTTTTACGGATGATGAAGTGCGTAGGATCCTGGATGCAGCGGATGGTTTTTTAAAATTGTATCTTGCTATAGGCTTCTTTACCGGGATGCGCATGGGAGAGATATTGGGCTTGATGTGGTCTGATATCGATCTCGATAAAAAAGTGATTAGGGTGAGAAGATCCGTTGTTGATGGCAATGTTACAACACCTAAAACCAAAAAGAGTATAAGAGAGGTTCCGATCCTGGACGATCTCTTGCCTTATCTTGAATTTACTGGTAAGTCTCTCTGGTTGTTTGTCAAGGCCGATGGGTTCAGGGTAAATAGGTTTGGTGAGAATCATTATAGAGAGTGGAGAGTACTTTTGGCTACATTGGGTATAAAATATAGAAAACCTTATGCTACTCGTCACACGTTTATCGTCTCTATGCTTAAACATAGTGATATGTCTATTATGCAGATCGCCCAGCTTGTAGGTCATTCAACGACACAGATGATCATACGTAACTATGGAAAGTTCATCAAGGGTGAACATTTGAAAGTGGATAGAAAATTGAAGTTGTTTACTGACAAATCAGCTGACAGTAGTGCGTAAAGTACGGATATAGTGGCCGGGAGAGGGGGATTCGAACCCC